GTGGTGTTCTTGGCCACCGCCTGCGCCAGGCCATTTGCCGTCGAGGCAATGCTGCCGATATCGACCCAGAAGGCCGGGTTTGGCGGCGCGTTGCTCCCGTCAGCTGCTGCCGGCACCGGCGCTATCGCCATGTACAGGCGGTGGCCACTGCGTACCGCATCGTTCTTGGCATAGGCGTCGGTGGGCACGTACTCCAGCGGGTCAGTCAACTCGGTTATCAGGTCCTCCAGATCCTGCTTCGCTTCGTTGATCCGATCATTGACGGAGCCAGGGAAGTCGCCCGAGATTTTCTCGATCTCCTTCAGCAGCTCCTGGCCCAGCTCGCTTTCGGTGATCTGGCCGCTGATCAGCTCGAGGATTGGCCCAGCGTCCGCGCCGGACTGCCCCATTATCCAGTTGGTCCAAGGCCCAGCATTTCCTGTTCGGTCGGCGATGCGCGCCCGGAAGAACCGGGTGACGCCAGCTGCCATGCCGCTTTTCAGATAGGTCCTCGCAGGGTAAGCCACCATCGACAATTGAGTCGCGTTATCACCGCTGACCACCAGCGACTCTTCGATCTCCGTGTAGAAGGTGTCGGACGCTCCAGCCGGAAACGCCCAGTTGAGGCGGATTGCGAAAATCTCAGTTACCGCGGTGAAGCTGGCCAGCGCTGGAGGCTCACCGGTTTTTCCGTAGAGCTGTGTCGGCTCCGAGTAAGCCCAGAGAGAACTGCTGTCGGAGACCCCGACCGCAGAGACGCGCGCCATATAGACGCCGGTGTATATCCCCTTCACCTCGATCGAGGCGGTATACGTTACACCGGCATAGATCCAGTCACCGTCATCGCGCTTCCACCACACGTTGTAGCGCTGGGCACCACGCGGTGCATTCCAAGTTATGCGCATCGTGGCGATGTTCATGCCCTGGCTGACAGTGTCGAAGGTGCTCAGCTCAATGTTGGTAGGCGGAGCCTGAACGGCGCCAGGGAGCACACTGGTCGGCGGGGTAACGATTTGCGCGCCATTGTCGATAGCTTCGAACTTGCTCGCGTTATGCTCGACTGCAACGATGTCGTATTGCAGCTTGTCATCCCCGAAGTTCTCATTGACGGTGAGAACCCGGTAGGTTTCCGCAACCAGTTCTGCCGTCTCAATCGTGTAGATCGACTCCTTGACCGGCACAGCGGTGAAGGCCTGAGTCACGGTGACCACGCGTCCGACCACGGAGCGGATTACCCGGGTCTCAGCCACACCCCTCGGCAAGATGACCACTAGGGTGTCGCCCGCAGCGCCAGTGACATCGTTGTCCATCGTCACGCTGGTGGCGGTTGCAGCTTTCACACGACCGCTCAGCGGCACGCCCGCAAAGTGTTCGTCGGCCACCCGGATGATATCGCCTGGTCGGCAGATGGTTCCGTCCAGCCCAACGCTGAAATTGATCGTTCCCGTTTCCAGCCGGTTGGTCAGCAGGATGTACTTACCAGCCCGTTGCGCTTGGCCTTGAGAAACACAACCAAATGCGGTCACTTCCGTTTCGCGAACGCCGTAACGGCTCAGCGATACCCGGTCCTGTACATACTCAACACGCTGATTGCCGAAGTTCTCCCGATCACTCCAGGCGACCTTGGCCACGCTGAAGCGTGTTGATCCACTGGAGCCAGGGCGATTGAATTTTCCGTCTATGACGTTGGCATTGGTGTACGTGTAGACAGGATCGCCTGGCATATCCGCAGCACAGGCGACCTCACTGCCAGCGTAAAAGCTCATGCCCCGGAAAACGCTCGCCAAGTCTTGCAGCACGTTGAGCGCGTCCGCGCGCGATTGCAGATAGACGTTGCAGGTAAAGCGAGGCTCTTGTCCGCCTTTCCCATCCGACACCATCTGATCGCAATACTGAGCGACCTGGTAAAGCCCCCACTTGTCGACCTGGCTCTGGTCGATGAAGCGGCCGAGGCCGTACCGGTCATTCAAGACTATGTCCCTCCAGATCCATGGCGGGCAGTCGGTCCAGGCCAGCTTGAACGTCCCGTCCCAGGCTCCTGTGTATGTCCGGGCAGCGGCGTCGTAGTTGGTCGGCACCTGGATAATGCGCCCCCGGATACGGTAGGCGCGCTCCGGCACAGCTGAAAATTGACTGGCGTCGATCTTCAGGCCACACAGAGCGGTGTATGGGTACTGCAGCTTGGCGTCGATGATCTCGGTATAGGTGCCGATCGAGGTCTGTGCCTGGATATTCGAAGTTTCGGAATCCGGAGTGGTCCGACGCACACGAATGCGCCAGCCCGTCTCTGCTGCCGGCAGGTCAATGCGGATCGAGCGTTGGTATCCGGTCGTAGTCTTGCCGTCCAGCGCGCCCTTGTTCACCACCACGTAATCGCTGTCGTCAGTCGACAGATCGATCTCGTAGTTGACCTTATACCCCACGCGGTCGCCGTCGCCCTCCGTTTTGACCAGCGCGCCGACCGCAAGCTGGATACGCACAGCCGAAAGCTCAAGGTTGCTGAAGGACTGCACCCAGGACTGGGAAAACTTCAGCTCGACGCCGACGTTCGCCTGCGACTCGACCGCAGGGAAGCCCGCAATATGGTCTTGATCATGCTCGCCAGTGCGCTGCTCCCATGTCACGCCGGTGAAGTTCAGGCTGCCGTCGCTATTCGCCAGCGGCGTCCGGTCTAGGTAAATAGACTGCGCACCGTTCACTAGGCCGACAATCGGACCTTCGCTCAGCCCGTCGAGGATATTGGCGTAGCTGATGTTGATCAGGCTGTCTGGACTTTCTACAGGCGTGTGCGGCTTGGACCCGCCCTTGGAGCCCAAGATAGACAGGTCGGTCATGGGGTACCTCTATTGTTGGTCTTCGGCGTAGATGCCGAGTGAGAGCTGGGCTGAGCCGGTGGTCATCTCGCCGTAGCAGAGGGGTACCGGGTTGCCCTGGGTGACGGTGTTTTTGATGCCGGAGAAGTTGTAACTGGGGCGGTTGTCAGCGGCTTCCCCGCTGTCAATTTTTGCCTGCTGGCCAGTGATCATCTGAGCTACGCCACCGATAGCCAGGGAGAACCCGACCATACCGACGGTCGTCCAGGCGGCTGACGCAGTGCCGAACAGTGCTCCTGATCCAGCCGCAGCCAAGCCGCCGGTAAAGAAGCTGGCAGCAGCAATCAGGGCAATGCCCAGCACTACCTGTAGCCCGCCACCGCTTTTACTGCCCTGCACGATTGGCGCAATTCGAATGTCTGCGTCACCTGGCGGGTGCCCGAACTCATCCCGCCCTATGTTCCGCTTGCCGTAGAAAACGGCAAATGCCAAGCCCTTGTTCTTGGAGGACGCCAGGTACTGGTTAAACCCCGGAAAAAGAACCCCGAGTGCCTTTACCGCCTCAGCTGACGAGTGAACCGCCAGATGATGTACGCGGCCAAACAGGCGGCCAAGTTCGCCGTATAGGCGAATAGTGCGAATTCGTTCATCCATACGGGGATTCCTTATGTCGCATGTAGAACCGGGCTGATTCGCGCCAGAAGCCGCCGAATACGTCGCGCTTGGCGTCTCGGCCGTAGAGATGGTGCAGAATCCCACCGGGCACTGGGTGGTGGTCAGGCTCCGTCTTCAGGCGGCCATCGGCCAGGTACACGCCGGCGTGATTCGCCTTTTCGGATCGAACCTGCATGACGATGAGGTCGCCCTGGCGCAGATCACTTGGGTCTACTGGGTAGAATCCAGCTACCTCGAAGTTTTCGGCGTAGAGGTCCTGACCCTTCTCCCACCAGCCGTCTTCTCTCTCGAAATCGGGAAGCGTGATGCCAAGCTCCCGCTGGTAGTAGTCCTGCACCAAGGTGTAGCAATCCAGAACGCCGTGATGGAACGGCCGGCCAACAAGTGGCGCCTGGTAGCCTGTTGGCTCATGCAGCAGGTGCGAAACAGGAACCCCCTCTCGCACCTCGATGATCACCCAAGGAAGGGCTGTGGCCTCCATGGCCGCGCGGTCTGCCGGGCTGAGCCGCGCAGACTGCCCGGGGTGGCTGTGCACCACCGCAGCGACCGCGCCTTGATCTTCAGCTACTGCCCAGTCCTCGGCGACGATCCTGAAGTCTGCCTGAGGCTCTGCGGCGGAGTTGAAGCAAGGCACGTAGACAAGCTTTCGCCCCGCCTTGACCAGCAGGCCGCAGCACTCCTCCGGCGCTTTCTCTCGGGCGTGCGCATACATGGCGTCGACGACGCCCTGCGGAATTTTCATGAGAGACCTCAGTTTCCTGCGGAGGGGAAGCTGCCGTAGCGCAGCGGGTTGTTCGCGCCAAAGCGCAGCTTGCAGCCTGTCAGCGTGCCAGAGCACATGTCTTGCTCCGGGTCATTGGTCGGCACGTCCTTGTCGGTGGCGTAATTCGAGCCGGTGTAGCCGCAGTACACGCCGCGGTACCCACCAATGGTCAACCATTGGCAGCAGTTGGCGACGATCTGCCGGCCAGGAAGCTTACGATCAGAAGCGATCAGAGGCGACTTCAGGGCGAACACCATCAGCTCATCGTCTGCCGACTGCTTCTGGTCGATCGTGTAGGTGTCATCCGCGAAGTGCTCATCTGGGTCAGCCTCGGGGTTGCCACCAGGGAAGTTCGCGGCGTCGAGGAACCGACCCAAGGTTCGGTGGCGGACGATCTTCGCGTCCACTAGATCCTCGTAGATCCGGCACAGCGCGGTAAGTAGGCCGGAAACGTTGCCTACCGACAGGCTCGGGCTATTCTGCTGCCCTTCCCCGGTCATCCCCATGCCCTCGACCTTGATTGGCCATGGCGTATATTCCAGACCTTGCCAGTAGATCGGGCCAACCTGGGTGTAGCCGTGGAAGTAATAGATGTCGCCGCCTAGGTTGGTCAGGTCCATCTCATACAGCTCGACATACTGCCCGGGCGTGAGCTTCTGGATGTCCTCGTAGATACTCTCGGCCATCAAGTCACCTGGTGTGTTTGTTCAAAGGTTGCGGTGAGCGACCAGACATCACCACCCTGGTCGGTCGGCTGGTACGCGTTGCAGGTGAAATAACGATCCCCGTCGAATGGGGTTTTCCAGATAAAGGGCTTGTATCCCTTCTGGGCGCGGAGGAACGCCAAGATCGCGGCGATCTTGGTCTTCCTCCCTGTGAATGAAAGATCCCAGGACTGGGTCTCGTTGTTGATGCCGTCACCCGCTATCTGCGTGTAGCCATTGCCGAATTTTGCGGTCCGCACAGCATTCTGAAAGGTGCCTGGGGCCGAACGATTCGGCTTCCAAGTGAATCGTTCGGCCATCTGGCCCTCCTGCGTTCAACGTACCGGCCGGTTGATTGCGGTCCAGATCATCCCGCCTCGCTTGAGTTGCTTGGCGATCTCCTGCTGGGCGCCATCTTTTGCCGCCTTGGCGTAGGCCTGTGCGACCGCGCCCATATCGTTGGTGGATGCAGAGGCTTGGCCGCCACCACCCTCGACAGTGATTTCCTGTTGGATGACGACCGGGTTGGCGCCTCCAGTTGCTGAGATCTGCCTTGGGATCGCTTGCGGGGTAATGGAGCCGACTAAGCCACCGTCGGCGTAGCCTCGGGTGTTGAGCGAGTCGAGGAATTCAAGCATCCCAGGCTGCTGGACAACCTCCTTGCGCATCACGAACTCGTCGCGGTGGACGATGCCCGCTGGCTCGTACTTGCCACCTGGTCCCGTGTAGCCACCGCTGGAAAATGTCGGCGTGTAGGTCATTCCGGCAGAGGCGCTACCCAGTCCATAGTCGAAGCCAGCACCAGCGGTAGCCGCTCCAGCACCGGCACCAAGACCTGCGCCTAGAAGGCTCGTTCCGATGCTACCGAACACACTGGAGAAGACGTTCGATGCGGCTGCCTGTAGGGCCATCTTGGCGAGCATCTTGCCGAAGCTTACCGCCACGTCACCGAAGGTTTCGTCGGCGCCGAACGCCCACTCCACCGCGGCGTCAGTGAGGCCGTCGTACAGCGAAGTGAATGCGGTCTGCATCTGGCCAGCGACGTTAAGGGCCTGGTTCTGGTAGTTCTGCCAAGCGGCAGAGGCCCCGGCCGACCAGTCACCTTGCGCAACTGTCAGGTCGTCGTAGTTTCTGACCGCAGTCTGGTGGAGATCATTCTCAGTCCGCTGCAGTGCTGCCAGCTTCTGGTTGTACTCGTCGAGGCTCATACCCCGCGAGCCGTCGCCGTACTGGTTGGCCAGGTCCAGGCGCTGCTGGTTCATCCGGTCGGTGATGCCGTTCTGCTGGTCCCGCAAACCACGCTGACGGTCGCCCAGCCCAAGGCCGTCAGCGGCGCGCTGTCCCTGCAGCTTCAGCGCCGCGACCTGCTGGTCAAGAGCATCGCTGTAGGTCTGCACAGCCTTGGCCTGCTTGGCCAGTCGCCCTTGCTCATTGGTCGCCAGCACCGATAGCTCGGTATCGGCATCCTTCTGCGCCTTGACCATGGCCGAGCGTGCATCGGCGATCTTCTGGTCCAGTTGGATACGTTGCTGAGCGCTTGTGCTGCTCCGGCCTTTGGCGTCCTCCAACGCCTTGATCTCGGCCTCATAGGCGTTGGTGACCTCCGCCTTCTGCTGCTCGATAATCGCGGCCCGCTGGGCTGCATACGACTCCTGCGAGATCAGACCGGCCTTCTGCGCAGCGTCCAGCTCCTTCTGGTGGTTCTTGTACTCAGCCAGGATGGCGTTCAGCGCGTTTCTCTGGTCGTTGAATCCGGAAAGGTCAACCGATCCAGTCCGGCCGGCCGAATCCTTGAACTGCTTCGCAATGTCGGACTCAACCCGGGCGACTCGATCAGGTTTCAAACGCTCATCGTTCGGATTCTTTTCGCGGATAGCGTCGAGAGACTTCCGGTACTCCTTAAGCGCGTCCGCCCGCTTCTCGGCGTTGGTTCTGGCAGATTTCTCCAGAGCGTCAACCTTGCCTATGGCAATAATCGCGGCCTGTTGTTGCTGAGCGTCCAGCGCGCGCGCCTTGGCGATCGCGTCGAGAGTGTCCCGCTGCTGGATGAGCCCTTTGAGCTCAAGGCTAGCGTTGGTCAGCTTCTTCTGCGCATCGCTGTCATCCTTGTCAGCATTCACAGCGCTCTGCGCTGCGGCCACCTGCTGCTGTAAGTCGACGATGCGGCTTGCGATATCCTGGTCCCGGCCAACGTTCTTGACCGAATCGACCGTTGCAGCAACCTCGCCGCGCAGCGCCTTCCAGCCGCGCTCCCAGATCGAGAGGTTCTCGGTGACCTCCTTGCTGCGGTTTTTGATGGTATCGACGTAGGTGTCGGTGAGCAGCCTGGCGGCCCCGATAGTGTCACCCTGCTCCTTCAAGGCAACGATCTGCGAGTAAGTCGAGGCAGTCAGGAAGTTGTACTGCTCGTTGAGGTCCTTAGCAGCTGCCACCGGGTCCTTACCGATCTTCACGAACTCGGCGACGGTGTCCTCAACTGCTTTGCCGGTTGCCGATCGCCACTCCAATGCGGCCTCGGTGATCTCGACGAAGCTGCCAGAGGCTACCTTGCCGCTGCTGGCTAGCTGGGTGAGCACCTCTGCTGCAGCGCCAGTGGTGCCAACAGTTGCCGCTACCTCACGGGCCATGCCGGAAAGTCGATCCGATGTTGTGCCGGCGGCATTGCCGGTGGTGATCAGCGCTTTCTCAAACCTGACCGCCTCTTCGCTGCCCGAGTAATAGGCATAGCCGAGCACTCCCACCGCTGCAGCTGCGACGGTGAACGGGTTCACCAGGCCCAAGACGTAGCCGCCGAGCGCCTGCACAGCCGGCCCAATACCGCCAAACATGTCCTTGAGCTGTCCGCCCTGTTGCAGCAACACCTGGAGCGGAGCCTGTCCACCCTGCAAGGACACCACGATATCGGTGAACTGCGCCGGTACGCCGCGCAGTGCTGCTGCGGTGGCCTTGGCCGACATGCCCGTCTTGTTCAGCGCAATATCGGCGCCGCCCAATGCGGTACGCGCTTGGTCGATCTTGGTCTGGTACTCGCCGAAGGTCTCAGCATCGAGTGCGCCACTGGCACGGAAGCCCTTCAACTTCTGTTCCATCTGATCCAGCCGGCCCATGGCCGCGACGGTTGGATCAATCTTGCCCAGCAGCTCCTCGAGCGCCTGGCCTTCTTCCCGATGCGCGCCGGCGGCCTTCTTCGCCGCCTCCGCCTGACGCTCCTCCGTGGCGATGAGCGCTTGGGCCCGGCTATTGATGGACGCCTGACGGCTGGCACTGTCCGACAGAACGGCGTTCGCCTGGGCGGTGACCTCAGCGCTCTGCTCGGTCGCCCGGTTCAGCGACTGAACGTACTGACTGGCCTCCAGCGAGGCTTTGGCCACAGCCAGAATCCTTGCCTGCTGCTCGTCGGCAGAATCGGCAGCGCGCCGTCCGGCCTGGGCACCTGCGTCAGTAGCGCTGGTCAGCGCTTCCTGCACCTTGCCCGCCTGCGCTGCCTCAGTCCGGAAAGCCCCCATGTTGGCGGCTGCGCTGCTGAACGCCGTGGATGCGCTGGTAACGGCTCGCCCCACGGTCGCCATTTGCTGCGCCAGCTCTGCCTGCTTGGCGTTGAGCGCCTGAAGCTCCTGCACGATCTGCCGGGTGTCGCCCTGCAGGCTGCCGAGGGCTGCCTCCCAAGCCCGTCCAGTGCGGCCGGCCGACTCCTCGCTGCGCTTGCCGGCATCCGTCAGTTGGTCGAGGTTGTCCTTAGCCTCGACGGCATCACCGGAGTCGATCTGAAGACCGAGGGAGGCAATGGTGGTCATGATCTACTCCATCGATTCGGCCATGACGGCCAGGGCCTCAATCTCCATGACGCGGAGATCAGGGAAAATGTCTGTGAGGTCGCGGCGCTTGATGCCGAGCATTGAGGACGCTGCAGGAATGGCGGCGTAGTCCAGGCCTGACGGACCGCCAGAAGCCACCCGCCACTGTGTACCCATGGCATCGAACAGGCGGAAGGCAGGCCACGCATCTGGCCAGACCTCCACTTCCTCTTCCTCGATGTCATCGAGGGTCAGCCCCAGCGCCGCCAGTTGCTCGGCGGACGGGCCGCGCTCGTAGCAGGCCCGTGCCGCCGCCCTCAGTTTCCCA